TACTTCCTCTTCGTGGAGTTGATTATGATAGTAATGTATCTGAAGTTTTTTCATACTCTGACGTTTACAAATTGCGTTATGTTTATGAAGGTAGCGTATCAGTTGCTCCAGTAGTAGATGTGAGCGGAACTTTATTATCTGGTACTGATGTTACTGATAGATTTACTTTTGACGATGGACAAAGAGATACTTTTTATGATGTTTCGCGTATCATATTAAAACCAGGATACGAATCACCAACTGGTCAGGTATTGATTGGATTTGATTACTTTGAACATTCACAGGGAGATTTTAGTACAATTGATTCCTATTTGCATGAAGCTGGTGTTTCAGAAGACGAAGTACCAAATTTCAATTCAGCAGTTTATGGTAAATTGTCATTAAAAGATGTAATTGATTTTAGAGCAAAAGTTGATTCTACATGTATTGTTGGTGGATATCAAGATACTTCAATTCTTTCTTCTCCTCCAAGTTTTAATAAAGCTGGTGGAATTACTGCTGGTACTATTGCTTCTGATGAGAATATTGAATATAGTTTATCTTTTGATTTAAAACAATACTTAGATAGAATTGACGGATTGTTCTTAAACAAGAATGGAGATTTTATAATTAAAAAAGGAAATCCTTCATTAAACCCAACTAAACCAACAGATTTAGATAATGCTATTCCAATCTATTATTTCTATCTACCAGCATTCACATCTTCGGCAAATGATGTAAATATTATTCCCGTAGATAATAAGCGTTACACGATGCGTGATATTGGCAAGTTAGATAAGCGCATTGAAAGATTAGAGAAATATACTTTACTTAGTATGTTGGAGCAGCAAGCACTCAATATGCAAATTAAAGATGAAATTGGATTGGATAGATTTAAGAGTGGTTTTATTGTAGATAATTTTGAATCACATGGTATCGGCAATTTAGCATCCGTAGATTACAAATGTGCTGTAGATACTCAGCAATCCGTATTGCGTTCAAGGTCGTTTGAAACTTCATTAAAATTAGAAGAAATTAACACCAGAAATGAAGAAAGAATTTTAAATGGATATTCTTTATCTAATGGTGTGGTAACTTTGCCATACACAAATATTCCTTATATTAGTAATTCTTTTGCTACAAAAACAATTAATATTAATCCATTTGTGGTGGTGCAATATGTTGGAGACGTACAATTAGATCCTCCAGTTGATACTTGGTTTAACCAAAAGCAATTCCCAGCAATTTTAAATAATGACGGCAAGTTATTCTCTGTATTCTATGCTAAAGAAAATACTAGAGAAGGTCTTGCCAGTATCTATAATAACTACGTAATCAATTGGATTGGAAATAATAGAACGTTCTTTAATACTTCGCCACTGAATGATGTTAATTTTACTGTTTCATCCAGCTCAGTCGTTGCTCACGTAGCAACTTCTTCAAATATTAGTCCGCAGAATAATGAGTTAGCTCAAAATGTCTCATCAATTACTGTAGGAAGTAATAATATTATTTCAAACATTAAATTCTTCTGCGAAACTAGATTGATAAAATTTGTTATCACAAGAATGAAACCCAATACTAAATTATTCGTTTTTATGGACGGTAAAAATATTAACAGGTGGGTTGCTAAAGATTTTAGATTTACTGGAATTGCTCGTAATTCTATTAGCACTTTTGATAGTGGTGTTACTACAGATGAAAATGGAAATGCTAGTGGAGTAATTTTAATTCCATCTGGTCATCCACCAGTATCTGGATCTTCCGTCTCAGCAGATATTAAAAACATTGCTTATGATTCAGAAGGAGATCCACTACATTTCATTACTGGATCTAAAACAATTAAATTTACTTCAAATACACTGGGTAGCACTGATTCAGATGTTGATACTTTTGCTAGCATAGTGTACTATGCTTCTGGTACGTTCCCACAAAATCCAGCATCTATTACTTCTACTGTTCCAGCTATTGAAAAATCTGATGAAGGAATTCAATTAATTGATGGTAGTGGTATTAAACCAAATCCATTAGCACAATCATTTAAAGTTGAGAACAGTCCTGGTGGTATTTTCCTAACTGGCATCAATTTATATTTTGCTAAAAAAAGTTCTATTATTCCCGTAAGAGTTTATCTTTCTAATGTTGAAAGCACAAAACCTGGAAAATATATTTTACCTGGCACACAAAAATCATTACTGCCCGACACCTACATTAGAGTATTTACTAATGGCACTTTAAATATTAATAAAGGAGAAAAAGCAACTGGTAAAGATACCAAGGCATCTGGACCAATAAAAACAGTTTTAGATAAAAATAAAATTGAACTTATTCCTTCAGTAACTGGAGAATTTACATTATCAAACGATCAAATTTATACTATTGTTTTATCAAACCACAATGGCAAATCGTTTAAAGTAGATGAGCAATTGGAATTCAATAGTTTAAATTTATTTAATGCTAAAAATAATAGTATTTCAAATACTTTAAAAGTAACTATTGCTAAAGATTCTGGTAGGTTAACAAAATTAGAAGTATCTAATGTTGGATCTGGATACGAAAATGCTACACTCACCATTGAAAGTCCTCAATTATTAGGTGGCATTACAGCAGCTGCTAACGTATCAGTATCGGAAGGCAACATATACGATGCTGATGTAACCATTTCTGGTTCTGGTTATACAAATGCTCCCTCAGTAATTATTAATGGTAGTGGATCTTCTCCAGCTGGAGCAGCAATCAAATCATTCATTACTATTGATACTCCATCAGTTAGAATGGGTGTAGCAGTGGATGCTGATACTCAAGTATCTATTGTTCCAACATTGTTTGAATTTGATTATCCAATTTATCTTCAGAATGATACTGAATATGCTTTTGCAGTAGAATCAGATTCAACTGATTATGAGATATGGTCTTCAAAACTTGGAGAAAATGAAATTGTAACCAATGCTTCAGTTACCACTCAACCATTGATCGGATCAGTATTCAAATCACAAAATGCTGGTAGTTGGACTGAAGATATTTTTGAAGATATCAAGTTTACTTTACTCAGAGCAGAATTTGATATTTCCAGAACTGCTATTTTAGATCTGAAAAACGAACCACTTGGATATGAACCAATTGAAGTAAATCCATTCCAAACTGATGCTACTTCGGATGGCACTGCCACATCAGATTTATTTAAAAACAATAATAAAATTATAAAAGTAAATCATTACAATAATGGATTTGAAGATGCTGGCAAATCATTTGTGTCTTTCAAAAATTTAAATAATTTTGGTGGATTAGCACAAGAGTTAATTGAAGACAAGTTATTTACCGTTATTCATTCAGGGTTAGAATATTACCACATCAATGCTGGTATAAGAGCATCATCCAATGAATTGGGTGGTGGGTCTACTGTTTTGGCATCATATAATAGAAAATTTGAAAAATTATACGCACAGGTTGGTATCTTATCGTTGCCTTCTACTTCAGTAGAATCATCTGTTAAGACTACAAATATAAAACCAGTTGATAGTATCTCAACGGTTTATTCTTCTTACTCCGAAGCACCATACGAAAAAACTTTCTTAAATCAAGAACACATATTTAATAATCAAAAGGTTGTTGCTTCCAGAATTAATGAGTTAAAAAATTCCGATATAGAAGGAGAATCGTTATCATATAAATTACAATTATCTTCAACCAAATCTTATTTGTCTCCTATTGTAGATTTAAGAACCAGTACTGTTAAATTAGTAAATAATCAAATAGAAAAAGCATCTGGAGCAGAATCTCGTTTTGGAAGAAGAGATCAAGTTATCAAACTATATCCAATCTATAAAGTTATTTACGGTGGTACTGGATTGGGATCTATTACAGCAGGCGATATTGTTGGTAGTACCACAAACATCAAAACTGTCACTGGATATAGTTCCAAAGCAAAAGGAATTATCGTAAGAGTTGATAAGGGAACAACAACTCTTTGGATTAAGATGACTACTGATACTATTTTCCAAGCAAACGAAACATTAATATTCAATGAAATTCCTTCTCTATCAGCATTCCCAACCAACGTAATAGCACAACCAAACGGAATTACAGAATTCCCACTCAGTTTTGTAAAAGGTTCTATAATTACTGCGTTTGATAAGAGTGATTTAACTAAGACATATACGAATGTTATTAGTGGTAATGTTGTTCTGTGGGATGACAGGAAAAAAGAATTGCGTCTCTC